CTTACAGAAGTCAATCCTTATTAGTAAGTTAAATTAATTTGTCCAACTTTTTGGGGTCAGTACATTACACCCTTTATTTTTGAAATACATTTTTTATAGTTTTTAATATTTCCAATACTTTTTTATCTTTTATGTCTTCTTCTTTGTATGCTTCTCTTTTGTTAGTGCATAATCTTATATAATTATTACCGATTTTTTGAGTTTTAATTACAATATCACATCTACCCATACAGGCATTTAAACATTTTTGAGATAATGCAGGTGCTTGGTAACTAGATTGTCCGTCTATTTTTTCAACAATGTGAGATATAAAGATTACATTCAGATCCATTTGTGTTAGAGTCATCATTAAGTTTTTCCATATAGAATTAAATGTATTAAATCCTTTACCGAAAGCAATATCGGCTAAACTCTCAACTTTTGCTAGACTACAAATATGATTTATAACCATTGTCTCTAAGTCATCAATTAAATCTATTATTAGTGTCTTAAATGTATGTTTACCTTTTTCTAGTTCTTCTATAACTTCTTTAAATTCAGTGAAATTTTTAACAAATACACTAGGGGTTGTAATCTTTGTTGCATTTCCATCTGTATTGATTATAAGTGGTGATTCAAACTCTTTTGCTAGGTATGTCTTCCCTGACATACTTTCACCCCATATAAGTATATTTTTTGGTGTTACATCTGCTTTTTTTGGTTCATTTTTTGGTAATATCATTTTAATCCTCCTATTAATTCATTAATTCAAAAATCTCATCTAAGACGTCCAATGGATATGTATTTATTGTTCCATACTTACTATCTATTACTTTTCCTATCGCTAAACCACAATCCTTACATATTTTACTTGCTTTTCTTCCTATAACACTGCTGTTATATGTGTTTGCATTAATACCTCTAAAATTAGCATATCCTATTACAGTAAAATAATCACTCGTTATTGTTCTTCTTAGGTTATTCTCTAGTCTAGCTGTATTCTTTTCTATTGTGTTTAATCTATTTTCCATATTCACCATTAATTGTGCTTGTGCCAATAATTGCTCTGCTGGTGTTAGTGGTTTAATAACTTCTTTTGCTATAAAATACCCTTTTACTAATTCTCTTTGCACTTTCCAACTTAAATCATCTGTAAATGTTTTTACTAACATTAGATAACCGCTTTCTGTAAATAGTATTATTTCTTTCACACTATTTGGGATAAATTCCTGCATCACTATTTGTGATTTAGAAAATTCCAGTGGTGTTAAAGAGAAATAATCCTCTCCCTCAATTAGTTTTTCTTTGTTTCTATTGAATTGTTGATTGACTTCTCTAACTTCTCTTTCGTGTACTTTTGCTATATCCCACGCTGTTACTACTCTTTGTCCTTGAAATTCCTTAACCATCACATCATTATTATTGATTTTTACTAACATTTTTTACCTCCTATAATTCACACTTAAATTTTTACACATAAGTCTTTATTTACATTTAATTCTTACATACCCTTTTCTATTACTAACTTTACTGTACTTTTCAATCAAGTCAGGTTGTTCTTCTTTTAATTTACTACTATCTATTGTTACTGCTTGTGTAGGATTTACTCTTGTAATTTGTAAATGTTCTGTTTCCATCGACTTTACATTATACTTTTGCATTAAATCATACAAAATCTCTCTCTGTTCTTTAGCCTCATTTTCTATATTTTTTAACTTTTGTAATTCATTTTCCAATTTACTCAATTTTGTTACTGTGTTTCTGTATTCTGTTATTTCGTTCTTAAAATAAAACTCAGCCTCACTCATTTCAGGATTAGCTTTTAATCTCTCAACATCATTCCAAAATATTTCTGCTTTATGTAATATTTCCTTTATTAAATTATCATCTCTTTCAACTTCTGTAACTGTAATTCTGTTCTCATCAAACTCTAAATTAAAATAATCATCTGCATTATGTATCTCAAAATCAAACCCTTTATAAAAATCATCAGGACGTGTGTATTGGACTAAGTAACCTTTACTGACATCGAATTGATACATATACAAGTGCATTTGTAATATATAATCAAAAACATCTTTTCTATTTCCACTATTGGTCTTAATTTCTAGTAATAATCCAGCCTCTTTATCTAACCCATCGCAATTACTTCTCAATCCTAATATTTCGTCTATTGCGGTATTTTCTCTAAATTTTAAATTATAGATTGCATTTATATAGTCTCTAATGTATGGCTCTAACAATTGACCATACCTTGTATATTGACTACCTTTATATGTACCTCTTAAATAACCTGCTTTTTCTTTTGCTAACTCAAAATAACTTTTGTACTCACTCACGTTAAATAGAGCAGGTACATCGCTACCACCTATATATTTGTTACGATTTTTCGTTATGTTCTCACTAACATTATTATTATTATTATTGATCATCAAAATTACCTCCTAAGTCTTCATCAGTTAGTAGTTTCTCAGCAAAATCTTTTTTCTCATCTAGTCTTGCATATACACGTTCTTCTATTGTTCTGTTTTCTATGTACTTATAAACTGTTACTTTGTTCTTTTGTCCTATTCTGTATGCTCTACCTAACGCCTGCTCATAATCCTGATAAGACCAACTAGGACTAAAAAAGATAACTTCACTGTTATACTGTAACTCTATACCTGCTCCTCCAGCTTGTATCTGTACCAATGTTGTCTTACCTTTTAAGGTATCATATTCGTCAAAGTTAGGTATTTTAGATACTCCACCACTAACCTCATAATCAATAGTAATTATCTTTTTAATCTCTTTTGCTTCTCTGTTAAAGTTATAGAAAATTAATATGTTTGCGTCTGTATTCGCTCTAAATTCTTTTAAGTAATCTAATTTATCCTTTAATCCTGCTGATTGTCTAAGACCAGCTATAACTTTACTTGTGTTATCATATAAAATTCCATTGTAATATCTGTCTTTTTTGATAGTAATATACTCTTTTCCTGCGTCAAAATATTTTTCTTCAAAAGTTAAAGGTGGTAAATCTACACAATCCTTTTTCATTAGTGCTTTACTAGATATGGTTTTCCAGCATTTATCAATGTATTCTGTGTTGTTCCAACCGATAATTTCCTGATAACCATAATTAGTCCAACGTTTTATCGCATTTGCTTTTTCATATTTATATCCTGTATCATAAAAACCAAAGATAGCCATATAATTACCTAAATCCTGATACCCATTAGAGGCAGGGGTTGCTGATAATAAACAATAACCAAATGCTTGTTTGCATAATTTTAATGCTTGTTTACTTCTTTGTGTCTTTTTATAGTTTTTAATATAATGACATTCGTCAAAGATAATATACGTATCGTCCACATCATTAACATCTTTTAATTTATTGTAACTAATAACTTTATAATCAATTTTATTTCCAAACCTATTAATTTCTCTATCCCAACCACCCTCACGTACTTTTTGAGCAGGTGCAACTATCAATAATTTCTTACCTTGTGTGTGTTTCCAATAATGATTGATACTAATGATAGTCTTACCTGTTCCAGTATCTAAAGGGTATATGTAATTTTTTAATGATTTATCTAATAACTCTTGTTGATATTTATATAATTTCATAGCAATTTACCCTCTTTCAGTATTTCTAAAAACTCCTCCATACTATTTGCCACACCAGCTATTCCACCATTTTTCTTTATCATTTCAATTTGTGCTTTTTGTAAAGGGGATATTATACCCCCCTCACTCCTCTTCACTTCTATTGCTACGAATTTTCCATTAATACAAGCTAAAATATCAGGGATACCGCTAGGTTGATAAATGCTACCGTGTACCTTGAAATACCAATATCCTTTATCTTTTAACCATTTTTTTATCTTATTCTCAACTTTTTTCTCCAGCATTTTAAAACACTTCTCCTCTATGATTGTTTAACCATTCAACTAATTTATCTGCAATTATTAAGTATTTAACACCAATTTTTAAATATGGAAAGTCAGGATACTCGTTCATTAACATTTTAAGTCTTGCGACCCCTATATTCGTTATTGCACTAGCTTCTTTCACTGTCAACATTATCTTATTCATAGTCGTCCTCCTCATCATAGTTATCATCAAACCAATCATCATCATAATCATCGTCATAATCCCAGTCATCATAAATCCAGTCATCTGTTAAATTAGTTATCAAATTCATACATTCATTTTCAATATAAATAGGGTTGTTATCATATTGATTCTGAGGTACAATTATAGCCTCCCAATTACCCTCATCATCTCCGACTAAGGTCATTTTCTCAGCATAGTTAAGAGTAAATATATCGTCTGTTTCTACAAGTTGTACATAGCCTTTATATATTCCATTTTCTTCTTTTATTGTAAATTCACGTTCCATATATTTTTTGGTAATCATTTTCTACCTCCATAGTTGTTCTATAATGTTTTTACATTCAACCAAAACGTCATCTAAATTATCATTAGCAGGATTTAACATTTGAAATGTTATATAGTGTTTATCTTTGTAAATGATAGGTGTATCTAAATAGTTTTTAGTTTCTATTAAATAATTATTTATCGGTTGCATATACCAATTATGATTTTTTGGTATTTCTATATAACCCACAAAATTCTCACCTATCAAATAATTTACTTCTTTATATACTCCAGCATATACTTTCATATTTTATCCTTTAAAAAATATCTCAAAAACATCATCAGGTGTTAGATTTAACAAAACTATTAATTTTTGAATATCATTGTAATTCCACTTCGTTCTGTTTTTTAATTTGTTATAAACATTTTGTCTATTAGTATTTAGTTTTTCTGCTAATTCCGTATAATTGTTTATGTTGTTTTCCAGCATTTTTATCTTTATTTTTTGATTGTTAGCCATTTCTTTAATACCTCCATTATGTTTTTTACTCTATCGTTTATTGTTGCCTCAGCATAATTTTCTCTTATTTTCATTTTTCCTCCCATAATTCTAGTTGTTTTATAATCTCTACCGCTCGTTTTAACTTTAACCCTTGTAATTCCTTTTTATTCCAATATTTTATTAATAATCTATAGTGCATTTTAATTACCTCCGTCAAAAACTTACTATTTTATTGTCAAAATTTATCTATGTATTTGATTATATTATAGTGATTTTTTATCATTTGTCAAGTGTATTTTATCGTTTTTTATGTTAATATTTATCGCTTAGTAGTTTATCATATTTATCTAATTTATATTTACTATATTATAAATATATTTTACTATTACCATAAAATTTGTTATTATAAACTATATATTAAAAAAATGGGGGTTTTATCATGAATTATAATGATTTTTTAGGATTATTGATTAGAAAACTTAGAACAAGTTACGGATTGACACAAAGAGAATTGGCTGCACAAATAGATAAATCTGAGGTATCAATTAGAAAATATGAAACAGGTATTATTAAAATTCCGTTTGCTGTATTTTTTATGACTGTTCATATGTTGGGAATAAAATTATTTGACCTAGAATTGCAAATTAGCGATTTAATTAAAGAATTAAAGGAAAGCAATACCATAAATGAAAATGATTTAAATTTATTTAATCAAAAATTACATTTCGATGTCGGTAAGATTTATAGAGGTTATACTTTTACAAATGATTTAGAACCTATGGTTGATAATGAGGAATGCACTACCCAATGGATATACAATCAAATATTCGGATACATGGAAAAAATAATAGGTTATAAAAATGAAAACAGTAAAGATAAGGTATGGCTATATGATGATGAGGCTGAGATTATAATAAATGATATTGTTGATTACATCAATTTCAAAATAGAAAAATATTATAAAGGTGAATTAGATGCAAAAAAAGAAATCTAATGGTGAGGGTAGCATAGTTACAACCACATTAAATGGTAAACCTTACTATAAGGCTTCCGTGACGATTGGTTTTGATAGTTCAGGTAAACAAATTAAAAAGAGTTTTGGTAGTTATAAAAAATCAGTTGTATTGGATAAAATGAATAGAGTTAAATATGAGGCTAAAAATAATCTTTTATCAAATTCAAATATAACTTTTGGTGATTTATATAAAGAATGGATATTTAATTTTAAAAAAGTCGATGTGAGCGATAATACCTTTAGTGTCTATGTAAGCACTTACAAATTAAGAATACTACCTTATAACATAGCAAATAAAAGAGCCAATCAATTAAAACTAACTGATTTACAAGGTTATTTTAATGAATTGCAAGAAAAATACTCAGCAACTGCAATCAAAAGAACATATATTCATATTCACAAATGTATCTTATTTGCTATTATGCAAGGGATTATGACAAAAGATATTTGTGTTGGTGTTACATTGCAAAAAGAAAATAAAAAAGAAAAATATAATGTCTTTAGTAAACAAGAACAAAGTTTAATATTAAAGACTTTAAATAAAAAAGATATAGTTGACTGTTTGATTTATTTCACATTCTTTACTGGTTTAAGGTTAGGTGAGGTTTTAGCTTTAAAGTGGACTGATATAACAGGTATAATGTTACGTGTAGAGCGTCAATATGGTAAACGTGTTAAAGTTTTAGATATTGGAAAAAATAAACTGACTTATGAATTTAGAGATTTAAAAACTAAGAATAGTAAAAGAGATATACCATTACCCGATAAAGCATTGGCTATTTTAGAGGGTATACCAAAACAATATGATTTGATATTTAGCGATGAGGGTAAACCAATTGAACGAAAACGTCCACAACGTAGAATGATAAGTTTATGCAAACAACTAAATATTCCACATAGGAGTTTTCATAGCATTAGGCATAGTTATGCAACTAGATTATTTGAGTTAAATACAAAAATTAAAACAGTGCAGGTGCTGATGGGACATAGTAACATTGCTACAACAATGGATATATACACACACGTTATAGGTGATGAAAAATTAGAGGTTATGAGTAAATTGAATAGATTATAAATACACATAAAATGAGGGGTTTTTACATCAACCCCTTTTTAAATTTTTCTGCTACAATTTCTGCTACAATTTTTAATTTTATGAAAATTTTTGAAAGTTTATTGAGTTTTTATGATTATAAACTAATGATTTTATCTAGGTTTTAAAATTTATGAATGTTTATGAAAAGATAGGTCATCAATTCCTGTTGAGTGCACCACACATTATTTATATACTAATTAGTGTTGATTGGAATAAACTCTATCAACACTATTTTTTATATAAAAAATA